TTGAACAACTCAGCGTTGGACAAGCTGTACGTGACATCCTGTATGAGCGTAACATCAACCCAATCACCTTTATTCCAGGTGTGGGTATTACCAACTTTGGTAACAAGACATCGACCACTGTTACCACAGCATTGGATCGTATCAACGTTGCACGACTGGTTGCATTCTTGCGTGGACGTCTTGAAGAAATTGGTAAACTGTATTTGTTTGAGCCCAATGACGAAATCACACGCAATGAGATCACCAACACTTGCAACAGTTTGATGATTGACTTGATTGCTAAACGTGCAATCTATGACTACTTGGTAGTGTGCGACTTGAGTAACAACACTCCAGCTCGTATTGACCGTAATGAGTTGTGGGTTGATATTGCCATAGAACCAGTGAAGGCAGTGGAGTTTATCTATATTCCATTGCGTATCAAGAACACTGGTGAAATCGCTGCTGGAGGCTAAACCAAATTGGGGGCGGTTTTAATCCGCCTCCATTCCAGGTAAATAACAATATAGGAGATTACTACAAATGGCAGTTTCATCACTACAGAGAATGACAGTACCACTGGCAAGCGACCAAAGCTCGAATGCTCAGGGTCTGTTGATGCCCAAACTCAAATATCGCTTTCGAGTGTTTTTTGAGAACTTTGGTGTTTCAAAACCAACTACAGAACTTACAAAGCAAGTTGTCAGCGCCACACGCCCAAATTTGACTTTTGAAGAAATTACAATTCCAATTTATAATTCAACATTGAAATTGGCCGGCAAGCACACCTGGGCCGACATCACAGTGTCGCTGCGTGATGATGCATCAGGACAAATTTCACGCTTGATTGGCGAGCAACTTCAAAAGCAAATGGACTTTTTGGAAATGGCTTCTGCTGCATCTGGTATCGACTACAAGTTCTTGACCAAGATTCAAGTGCTTGACGGCGGCAATGGCGCAACAGAAATCAACGTTCTTGAAACTTGGGAGTTGTATGGTTGCTACCTCAAAGGTGCCAACTATGGTGACTTGAACTATGGTACCAACGAAGCAGCCACAATTGAAATGAGCATTGCTTACGATAACGCCAACCAGACACCTGAAGGCTCAGGAGTTGGCAGTGCAATTGGCCGCACAATTAACGATGTTGTAACAGGCGCTGGTCAAGGCGCATAAGGATAACTTATGGCCAACGGTGGCGGCCCTTTTGGCATTGGTAATGAAATCCTTCAGGGATTCATTGGCAACAATACCTTGCGTGACTACACTCACGCAAGTAAAACTTTCACCACGAACAGTTACGAACTTAAACCTCGGTTTAAGTTCTTGTTCCACGTTAGTTTTACCATAAACACAGATGCCATTCCTTATTTGAGATCAGCAGGCGTATTTGGAAATCAAGAACGCAATGACCTCAGTCTCTTGGTCAAAACAGCTGAACTGCCAAAATACAAAATGGCCACTGAGACGCTGAATCAATACAATCGCAAAAGAATAATTCAAACCAAAATTGATTACCAGCCAGTGACTCTCACCTTTCATGACGATGGTGGAGACAATGCTCGCAAGTTGTGGTACTATTACTATTCCTACTACTACAAAGATCCGACCCAACAGTATTTGGCAGCATCTGCTACCAACGGCACTAATGGTACAGTAAACAATCAAACCACTGGATCGAGTCTCAACACCAGAGACATCTATTCTGATACCATTCAAAATCGCAACGGCTGGGGATATTCAGGTGAAAGCTGGCTGGATGGCACTGGTTCAGGCACCGGCGGTGGCAAGCCTCCTTTCTTTAGAGACATCCGAATCTACGGCCTGGATCAGCGCAAGTTTGCTGAGTATGTGCTAATCAATCCTGTAATATCAAACTGGAACCACGATACCTATAACTACACTGAAGGTGGTGGCATCATGGAAAATACCATGACTATAGATTATGAAACTGTAAAATACTATGATGGCGCAGTTGGCAGCAGTAGACCTGATGTTAACGTGCAAGGATTTGCTGATCGCAGTCACTATGACACCACAGTCAGTCCAATTGCTCGTCCGGGTGGCAATCGTACAATTTTTGGTCAAGGCGGCTTGCTAGATGCAGGTGCAGGCATCATTGGTGATTTGCAAAGCGGCACAGTGGGTGGACTAATTGGAGCAGCACAAAAAGCCATGCGCACATATCAAACTTTTGGCGGCAACAAGGGCCCAGGCCTGGCAGCAGTGGTAAAAAGCGAAGCCACTGCACTTGGAACTCAAGTGTTGTTGGGCGGAGTAGCATCTGCCACACGATCAGTGATGAACCGTCCTACTGGTGTGTTTATTCCAACTCCAAAGACATCACCATCAACTCCTAATGGAACATAACACATGAGCACTGTAAACGCCGTTAACCCTAACATTGATGCAACTGTAAGAGTTTTTGATAACTTTTACAAATTTGAAGTCAACGTGCCGGCTGCTGAATATGATGTGGTCTACAGCTATTTCTTAAAAGAAATGGGCAACAAAAATTCAGCTGGAAACTTTACATCAAGTTTGTTTCAAGTTGCTTCAAGTACTAACATTCCAGCCTTGACATTGCTCAAAGAATTTCAGGGCACCAATGGAGTAAATCTAAATGCCAGCTTGGCCTACTACCTCAATCAAATACGCAGCCGTGCCACACTGCTGGGTGTGGGTGTGGCGGTGGTACCAAACGCATACGTGGCCAGAAACGTGTTGCAATGAGTCGCTGGGCCCAAGGGCAATA